TCAACAACTCAAGCCGGAACAGCTAATGCAGTAAAGCAAGCTTATGACTTAGCTAATACTGCTAACACTCTAGCATCTGGTAAAGTATCAAAAACAGGCGATACAATGACAGGCGCTTTAACTGTATCTAGCACTCTATATGCTAATACATATTCTAACCTTCCGCAATCATCAACGAGTATATCAGGTATAGTTCAGTTAAACGATACTATTAACTCTACCTCAACAACTCAAGCCGGAACAGCTAATGCAGTAAAGCAAGCTTATGACTTAGCTAATACTGCTAACACTCTAGCATCTGGTAAAGTATCAAAAACAGGCGACACTATGACAGGTGCTTTAACAGTAGCTAGCACTCTATATGCTAATACTTATTCAAACTTACCTACAGCATCTACTAGTGTAGCAGGTATAGTTCAACTTACTAATGACTATACATCAACAAGTCAAACAACTGCGCCTACTTCTAAAGCATTAAATGATGCTATTAACTCTATAGTGCCTAGTGGTGGAGGCTCTACTTTTGATACATTCTTAGAATCTCAAGTCGGATCTAATCTACGTAATAATACTTATTTTAAAGATATGCTACCAACAGGTGTTTTAACTAATACTTATAGTGGTATTGTTCATAGTATGCGTCAGGTTCAAGCATATGATATTAACGGTGAACCCCTACCAGGATGGTATATTATCTGTTTAGAATGGAATAATAACAAAACACAGATTAGAGGCGCTACATATGACGAAAACGGTAACTTTGTAAACGCTGGACAATATTACACTATTAATAATTCAGCTTATAATAATCTATATGGACAATATCTTCCAACTGGTCCTACACTTCCAACATTTTTATTAGACTATACGGGAACTAATAGTAGATTACTTACTTTTAATAATGAATTCGGAGGTTTTAATTGGGAACCCCCATATAGTGAATCAGTATTACCTACAGCTTATGATGTTCAGTCTAATGTGTATATTAATGAATCATATGTAGCTAAAAGAGTATTAAGCAATATTGAAACTAATACTTTACAATTTTATACTAAGTCTAGTTCTATTACGGTTGATACTATTACAGCTACTACTTATAATGGTTTAGGTAGTTTACCTTATTTACCATTATCAGGTGGTAGTTTATCTGGTGCAGTAGACGGAACAAGTATAGAGATGTTTGATATGACAGCCCAAAATTTTAAAATTAAAAGTGGAACTGGACAACCATATCTTGCAGGTATAACATCAAACTTTGAAACTAATGTAATGGATGTTTACGCATCAGGAGGTGTTGGTGCTAAAATTAATCAAGTTATTAATAATTCTACTGTTGGTTCGTGGGATGATGGGGGGTTAACATTAGTCTCAGGTGGAGGTAATACAACAATGAGACTTGAATCAGGTGCTTCTCAACAATCTAGAATTAACTTTGGTGATTCCACAACAAATGCTAGGGGCAGAATACACTATTCTAACTCTAGTAACAATATGAATTTCCACGTTAATAATAATAATACACCTGCTTTAACTATTACTGCTAATGGTAATGTTGGTATTGGAACAACCACACCACAGGATAAAGTTCAAATTAATAATAGTACAAATGGAACTGGATTAATAATTAGTGCTGGTAATAATAGTTCAGGACACGGTGGTGCTGTAGGTTTTGGTATATCTGAATTTCCTACATATACACCAATGTCTTCTATTAAAGGAACACTTAACGCAGTTCAAGGATTTGGAGAATTACAAGGAGGTATGGCTTTCTTAACCCGACCTTTTGGATTTACAACTCAAGCATTAACTGAAAGAATGCGTATTAATCTTGATGGTAACGTAGGTATTGGAACAACCGCACCTAGCACTAAATTAGAAATTAATGCCGCCTTGACCCCATTGGGTGCTATTATTATGAATAAACCAAATTCGATTGCTTTGGACGGACAGAGATTTTTAGGATTCCAAACTAAAAACTTTTTGAAATGGAACATAGGTATTAATGAAGATGAGACAGGAGTAGGAAATGGTGGTAATATACTTAGTATATATTCTTACAATAACACTGGAACATTTATTCGGGATGTTATGAATTTAACAAGAGACGGAAACATAGGTATAGGCACAAACGCACCAGCAAGACAATTAACTTTATATAATGGACCTAGCGAACAACGTAATATTCAATTTTTAATTCAAAATGATAGAACTGTTAATGATTCTGGTGCTAATGCTGGTATGAGATTACAGTCTTTAAGAGATTGTACGATAGCCTGTGTTAATCCTACTACAAACGTTGGAACTATTGATTTCCAACGTAATACAGATTTCGCATTGAGAGGTAGAATTTTATATTCACACCCGACAGATAGTTTAAGATTTACTACGGCAGGTGTAGAACGTATGGTATTAAATAGTAACGGTGATTTAGAAATAAATAGAACAGGACAAACTACGGATTTCTCACTAAAACTAAGCGAAACTTCAACAGGTAAATATATAGGCTTTATTCCTTGGGTTGCTGGGGATACCTCCTATTTAAATTGCGTTCAAAATGGCGATACAGTAATAACATCAATGCCTGCTAATAGTTCTCCTTTAAGCATTGGGTGCGGTGGAAATACTGGCGGATGTATGAGATTTACAAACACAACAAATCAAGTACATATTCCAACATCTCGTTTAGGCATTGGTTTAACAAATCCTAATCGTAACCTCGAAGTCGCACAAGCAGTAAGAGTGCGGTCATTAAATACAACAGATTTAGCAGTATTTGAATTACAAAATTCCGCAAATAACTTAAGTCAAATTATTCAATATAATAATGGAACTATGGGCATATTCCCAGCAAATGTAGGCTTAGGTCTTAATAAGGCACCTGGCACTAGTATGGAATTAGATTTAGCAACTGATAACGCTAGAAAACTTACGACTGCACAATGGCTTACAGGTTCAGATTTAAGAATAAAGGATAATATAGAAGTCGCAGATTATGATTTATGTTACGAAAATGTCAAACAATTAGACTTAAAACGTTTCAAATGGAACGAGGAGAAACTACCTAAAGTCGATGATAGGAATGTTTTAGGTTTTATAGCACAAGAAGTCGAACAAATATACCCCAACGCAGTTATTACAACATCTGAAGAATTTGCTGATGGTACAACTATAGAAGATTTCAAAAACTTACAAACAGACCAAATATTTAAAATGATGTATGGTGCCCTAAAGAAAGCAATGAATATGATAGATACACAAGTCGCCGGAAGCACTGCACTGGAGGCACTATGTGTTTCTCAAAAAGAACAAATAGATGCACAGAAAGCACAAATAGAGGCATTAGAAGCAACTAAAATAACACAACAGAATACTATTAATAATATTTTAGAAAGATTAGAAGCATTAGAAAATAAATAAATATTATAATAATTATATAAATTATTATAATGACTTATCAATTAATACCTTATTCTAGTATTAAACCATTTATTCCAATTATGGAACAATTGGGCGTTTCAAAAGTTGCACGATCTAATAAAGGTTTTCTAACGTATTATAAAAATAATCCTATATTAAATGAATTTTGGGAAAAGAAAAGAAATTCTTTTATAGCTAGAACTTTAGGCGCGTATAATATCAAACCTACTTATCGTCGTTGGTTATCTCTTTTAGCTTGGGCATATTATGTTAAACCAAATTTTGAGGTTATATAAATAATATATAATATATAATATATAATATATAATATATGGATCAAGAAACTAATCTACTTATTGCTAGTGTTATAATTAATGTATTACTTATTATAGAAAGAATGTTTAATAAAGTTAAAAAATCTAAATGTTGTAACTCTGAAATAGAATTACAGACAAACTCACCACAAAATGAAAATAAAACAGTAGATTTAAAAGATATTAGTATTAATAAATAATTATTTTTTACTTTCTGATATTCTTATCGCAATTATTTGTGCTTTAGCTTTTTCTAATGATAAAGGATGTTTTGAAAAATATTCGCGCGTTCCAACTTTTCGAACACGATAACCAGATTTACCTTTAATAGTGCTTTTAACTATTTCATATGGCATATATAATTAATTAGAAAAATATATATACTATATTAATGAAAAAATATTTTATATATAATAGACCGGTTAAATTTATTTTTTATTTTGAATTTGATAAAAATAATATATTAAAATTTAATACTGAAAAAATACATAAATAATGATTTTTAATATGTAATTATCTTAAATTAATTACTTAATAATTATCTAATGCTATTTACTGAGTAAAAATAACGTTATTTTTACTCTTTAATTATATTATAATATTTACTTAGTAATTATCTAGTATATTTATATAGTAATTATCTAATAATTATATTATAATAATTATTAAGTAATTATTTAGAAGACATCATCGTGGAATATCCTAAGGGGGGTAAATGTAAATTGTTTTGGTAAATCACGAACCATATAATTATCTACTACTTTAGTTTTTCTATATTGTCTTCCACTACCTGTATCTTCTTCTTTTGATTTGGCAGCGACTCCTTGTGATTCACTTTCACTCTCTCCTACTCTTTCTATTCTTCCCGTAAAACCACTACTTGATGCGGGGGATGGTTGGCTATAATTTTGTAACCAATTCCAAGTTTTTAATAATGAATCTTTATCATTTGGTTTAATTGACTTAGTATTAGTTAAAATACCAACTATTTTTTGATTTTTATCTAATTCAACAATTCTACTAACTCCTGCATTTTGCATATCTAAAAATAATCGGGGAATATCATTAAAATTAGATTTAGCGTATTCTAATATTGCATTACTAAGCACTTCTTCTGTAACTTTATAATCATATTTTTTACTTGCTCTTTCTGGTTCACTTGGATCTTTTCTTTTTATAAAAATATTATTAAATCTTTCATCAGATATATCTAATGATGGATTCTTAGATAATATATATTCTACAACGCTTTTATATCGTTCATCTAATACTCCCCAAGTTGGATCCCATCTAGAACCTATAACTGGACCTCTACTAATTGGTATAACATCTATAGCTTGTATGTCTTGTCCTTCTGGAACACCTCCCTCCGCTGGAACACCTCCCTCTCCTGGAATATCACCTTCTGCTGGAATATCACTAACTCTAGTTCGTGTAGAACTACTTGTAGTGCTTATTGAATCACTAATATCTTCAATTCGTCTAAAAAATTCTTCATCATCAATAAATTCCGGTTCAAAAATAAAGCTTCTACCACTTATAATAAGTAGATTTTTATCAAATGGTTTATAAAATTTATTTCTAATTTGATATAATATTTCATTAATAAATCCTAATCCAATATTATAACGTTCATCATATCTATCAATCATTCTAAGTTCATTAATAACTTGTTCGTATAATTCCATCAGAATTTCTAATGGTTGGCCTAGAGTTTGGATAGATGATTCGAGAACACCACGAGATGATAAGCTAGCTATATTATTATATGTATTAACTAAATCATTCCAAGTTCTAATAATTGGTATATTTTCTAAAAATAGATTTCGTTCTTTTGAACTAACCGTTTTATTATCAATAATATCAGCGCCTATATTAATTTTACGTTCTAAAAGACTTAGTAGATCTTCTACTTTAGTCTGAAATTGAGACTCACTTAATAAATCCCTATCTTCTCTAGGTGCTTTTTCTGTATCGTATATTCTAGCAGCGTCTAATGCATTCCTAAAAATTCGTTCGTTATAGTTTTTCTCATAATTTAAAAATCTTTCAATCTCTGATTTACGCGACATATATATATATTAATTAGATTTTATTTAATTAATATATTATATTAAAAAGTCTATTACTTAAAATTTTTTTTAGCTAGAACCAAAACTTCTTTATATCTAACCCCGGGGTTTTCTGATTTAACCTTTTTAACGTGATCTAACCATTTATTTAAATGTGCAGGAACTTTACCTTTAGGTTTTTTAGATTTTGGTTTCCCCTCGCCCATTTGTTTTCCCGGTAGTATATTTTGGTCTATAAGATTAGCTCCATCTAATACCTCCTTAATCATTTCTTTTACTTCTTTGGCTTTTTTAACTCTATTTTTCATTTGTTTTGGTTCTGTAGTTTTCTTCTTTCTTCCTCTTTTAACACCAGCAGACATTCCACCAGCACTTAGACCACCAGCAGATAAACCACCGGCAGACATTCCACCAGCACTTAGACCTTCTCCAGTTTTACTTTTTCGTTTTCTATTAACTTTAATCTGAGTTTTCATTTTTTCTTCTCCTAAATCAAACGCAGTATCACCAAAAGGATTAGCACCAGTTACTAAAGCGTCTTTATTTAAAAATGGTTGTAATGATTCTTTATTTTCTTGTTCTTTAACCCCAGCACTTAAACCACCAGCACTAAGACCTTTTCCCCGTCTAGAATATCGTTTCTTTAAACCGAAACCTTTATATAATTCAGCGGGCGTATAGCTACTAATTTGATCACCAGATGTAGCCATTACAACCTGAGAATATTTTTTAACTTCATCTTCATAATTATCTAAAAATTTAAATTGAAATTCTGAAGGTTTATCACCACCAACACCTACTAATGATTCTAATTTATTTTTTGCGTCATCATAATTAATACCATAAGGTTGGGGGTAATAGTTATTCTTTCTCATATTCTTAATCATTTCTTCAGTATTTTTAGTTAATTTATTCGCTACTTCTCGACCGTATTGAGTATTCAACATTATATATATAATAATAAGAGATATTATTATATTTATATTATTAAAATATTATTTTACTTAACTCTATGTTGCATTCCCATTTTAGCATAACCTAAAGTTTTTAATCCAGCAGCCGCGGCTTGAGCATATTGATTAGGCACCATCTCTAATACTTGACGAGCTACGGGTAGCATTTTAGGAAGAGCGGATCTAATGTTATCGAAGATAGAACCACCAATGAATCTATCAACATCTGGTTTATACATTGGTTCCATATCGGCAGCCTGAAGAACATCTTCGGCACTGAGAAGACTAGTATAAACCGCAGCGGTTCCCTTATCGAGTGAAAGCACCCCGGAAGTCATAGCAATAATGTAAAGATCATATTCATTACCAGCGAAGTTTTCACCAGTGTTGTTTTTAAGTTGGACATTCATCTGTAAGTTGTAGTTACCGAGTGAGTTCGGGGCGAGATATGACTCTTGAAGAGCTATATGCTTACCAAAATCTAAAACCAACATAGAGCCAGATGTAGCTACATTAGCACCAGCAATACGAGCTACCCCAGACCAGTCTAGCCAAGACTGTTGAATGCCACTCTCGCGTGAGCACTGATAAAGTTGTTGAGGACTAAAGTTAGCTAATAATCCCGATTGATTGTTCCAGTTAAGAGAAATGTTTTCAATAGATAAATGATGATCACCATAGATTGGATTAGCCTTTGCACCTTTGGATTTTGTGAAAATGAATAACTTATCGGGAATTGAATTAAGTTGAACTGTAGTAGATGTAACAGTATAAGTTGCACCATTATTAATAAGTGAGCCTGGAGTGAGCACCCTATCGAATTTATAATATTTATGATTATTTTTTGAATCTAAATGCCGAGAGACGCTTGGGTCAGGAGTTAAAAAGAAAAATTCTAAAACAGGGGGGGTATTGTCAACCCATTCTACAGATACAACATTCGCAGGACTAGCAATTCTTAAAACTCTATTAATATTTCCGAGATTGAAATTAAAAGACATATTAGTTACACCATAGAGGGCACTCTCGCAGGATTCAGCCCGTCCAAAAGTAAAGGGAGACATTAGTAGGGGTTCGACTGATTCAAAAGTATATGAAAAATTTCCACCACCAGCATCTGCTTTTACAATAGGAAAAGCCCCATTAGGGTGAAGATAATTTTCAACCCCAGTCGCATTATAACCATTAAATGGAGAATTAAGATTTTCTTTGTTTCCTGCACCATATTTAAAATATGCATCAGATTGAACAGGAGTAATTCCTTCAAAATTAGCTAATTGTTCCTTAGGAAGAGAACGGATAATACTTTCTAGACAGTCATTCATATTTACTGACACTTGGTTACTATTGATAGTAGCTGATACATTAGTCATCCATTGATGAAGGGGGAATGGAGCAAGTGATACATCAGTTAAATCAACCTCGGCATCTAAAGTAACTTTCAGTTTTCCTTTCAATAGAACGTGAGTATCAATCATAGTTGTTTGGGAGGGGACCGCAATGTTCCAAACAGCGGACGAAGATGTGTTAGAATTAGCAGTATATTTAGCACTAGTGACATTTTGGGCACCCTTATAGACACCAAATCTAATGTTAGATGTAGCTTGGAGACGAGGATCTAATACGAGTTGTTTTTCAAATTGAGCAGACATATATATATAATAATATTAGAAAAAATTATATATTTATATTTTTATACTTTTTATATGTTTCTTAACTAATTAATTAACGATTAAATGATTTTTTTCTTAACATAATTTTAATATCTGAACCACAACCCGAATTAAGTTCAAATGGTCTTAAAGTTCCGAATCTATCCTTCCAGAAAACGGATATATCAATATTATAAAGGGGAATATTTCCGATAAGGTCACTAAGTCTATATTCACTTTGTGGAACGTAAAGAATATTAGGTGTATATTGATTTAAGGCGTCTATTCCTATTTCTAAATCAGTCATTACTGGTTGGGTAGTATTACTAGAAATAACACTTGATAGAGACTGTGAAGAATTAAATACTTTAGCGGGACTTGTAAGAGTTGAAGCAACAGGAACTGATCCGCAAGTAAATACAATAGATTGAATAGGACACCAAAGCGCAACAGTTGTTAACTCTTGATACATAATTAAGGCTGTATATGTTCCCATTAATAATTCATTACCTTTGGTATCATATACTGATAATTGGAAGTTTTTACCATTAGTTACATTTATTCCGTAATATTCGGCGTGCATTGTGGCGAATAAGTGAAATAGGGGGCTATTAAAATATATTTTAATAGGATCTACTAATGCTTCATCATATCCCGCCTTATCTGCTATTAAGTTAGCTAGTTTAGAATTGGGGTCATAGTCAATATAAGGAATATTAGAAGATGGTAAAACATCACCACCTGCTATAACTAGTGCGTTTAATCCTGCGTATGCGAGGTCAAAAGCTTGATTTAGTAATTTAATGAAATGTTGATAAGAGTATACATAATAATACTTAGTGCTCATATCTTGACTAACTAAAGGAGGATTTGCAACTGGTGCGCTTTTATCTTGTGGTTCATATTGAATAAATTGTTGATATTCAAAAGCTTTATATTTTAATGTAATACTATAAATAGTTTTATTTGGGTCTGCTTGTCCTACAATTACCTGTGGAATAAACACTGGAAGACTGGAAGATTGAAGAGAAAACCTAATAATAGATAAATAATAATCGCTAGGATTTTGGACATATGGCGTAGTTCTTGATTCACTGAAAGTTAAAACACTTCGGGGATTTGTTCCGGTTGTGTCATTATTAATAACGCTGGTATCTATATATGTATGATCTGGCTCATTATAACTCATTTATATATTTAAATTAGATTTTATTATTTTTTATTAATAAAGTTACTTACTATTTGATCATAATTTAAATTAGTTCTCTTTGATAATTCAGACATAAACTGATAATAAAATGATAATATACTAGGCACATCTTGATTAGTAATAAACATAACTCTTAAACAGCAATGACGACCGCAACTATTAATATCATTATAATCGCTATATTCTTGATAAGCTATATTATTATATATTTTCTCACCGTTTGCTAGTTTAAATAACTTACTTAATATAGGTTTATCTTGTTCTAATTCTTCATTTGTTTCATCGTCATTCCAACCTAAAGGTTCATCTATTTTTCCGCCGTAACTATCAAAATATTCATAAAATGTCTTATTATTATATGGATATTTTCCAATTAATACCCAGTGACCGTTATGTGGTGATTGTTCATATAATATAAAACAATAATCAATATCATCTTTTAGTAAATCATTTAAATTTTTATAGTTATCTAAATCAGAATATAAAATAATCTTAGCGTCGGGGAAATACTTTCTAATAGTATCATCACCCATTGGAGTTTTAACTATACTATCTAATACGTTCATTATATATATATATTATATTTTTTTTATAATATAAAAAATCTAATATTATGTATATGGGAGTAACACATAATTATTGTTTACTTTGTAAAGAAGTATATCACGAAGATGATACTCATTATTGCGAGTTTTGTGATAATTATTTATGTTTAGATTGCATTAAAAAAAATAATGCAGAAGGTGATATATATGAAGGTAGTTTAGAATATAATGTTGATATAGTATATATTAAAAATTGCCCAATATGTAAAAAACATAATCATAAAAGGCCTGAATGGGCAAAATAAATATATATTATAATAATCTATATTATAATATATATATGAGTAATTATAACTTACACGCGGTCATTATTAAAAAAAATGTAGATTTGAATGAAGCTAAACGAATAGCTAAAGAGTTTATTAAAGGTAGTAAACATTTTTATAGAGAAACTGAAAATAGTTATCGTTTTAGAAATTATCCTAAAACTTATTTTAAGCCGAAGTCATATAGAAGTAAAAAAATAAATGATGATATTACTTTAATATATGGTGATGTGAAAAAAGAGTATCTAGATAAAATAGATAATACATTATACGGTGAAGGTTTATTTGACTTTTTAAAATCAAAGTTTAACGCTATAGTTAGTCCTAGGTTAGATTATTCGGATAGTGCTAAAGAAATATTATCAAAATACGGATCATTAAATATAGATTCTATAATGATATATAGAACGCCTATTCAAAGCGCTATAAGTCAATTATTAAATGTTATATCACTTGGTAAATTTGATAAGCTTAAGAAAAAATATAACTTTGACGAATTATTTCATTTAGCATTAATTGTTAATGTATCAGGACGAAATATAATAATAGAAAAAAATGAAGTCGTTAATATTTCATTTAATTATCAAACAACAAATAAGACACAAACTATGAATGTTAATTTAGAAAATCAAAAAATAAATATTAATGATATGTTAACTAAAACTCTTAATAGAATAGGTCCTAATAAATTCTTTGTTTATGATCCATTTACTCAAAATTGTCAAATATTTATTAGGGATATATTAGAAACTAATAACCTTTATAGTGACGATATTGATAATTTCGTTTTTCAAGATGTTTCAGAATTAATGAAAGAACTACCCGAATTTACACGAAAAGGCGCGCGATTTATTACTGATGTTGGGGCATTCTTTAGAAAGTTAACCGGAACTGGTGAAATGGAGGGAGGATGCGGTGAATGTTCGGATTCTGAGTATAAAGATGTAATTGTTCAATATCCTAAAAATATTAATGGTGAACATTTAGAATATATTGAAGTTATGTCTAATCTATTGAAAATTATTGATAAACAATTTGCAATAATTAAAAGTATGAGTAATGAACAACCTTAAATACTAATATAATTCAAAGCTTCAATAGGTATATAATAGTAATCTTTTTCTTTATCATTATAATCAATTCGTTGACGTCTTTTGAATGGTTTCTTTTCAAAAGTATCAAATATTTCTTTGTTATATTTAATATAATATAATCCGTCGATAAAGTTAAATATAAATATTATATTCTTAGTATCATCTATTTTATCAGATGGTATTAGGGTTGTTGGATAATCCAGGTATTTATTACGTCTGCTTTTTAATTCATAATAACAACTTTCACCCATAAAATCATATTTATCATACCTTTTCATTTTTTGAATATTATCTTGAAAATATAATCTAATAATATGGATAGTATCTTTTTCATTTTTAAACCCGAATTTAATATCGCTTAAATAAGACATTAATATATATTATATATTAGAAAAAAAGATTTTTACTTATGAAAAATCTTAAATATTTTTTATTAATTAATTTTACCGATAAATTATTTGTTAATCCGATAAAAATTTATATATAATATTATATGATCCCAAAAGATAAGGAATTATATGATACTATTAAAGCATATATTGAAAATACATATAATAAAAGATGGAATGCCTACTACTCAGGTTTATTGGTTCAATATTATAAAGCATTAGGCGGAACTTATGAAGATTCTAAAAATAATAAACCACTCAAAAGATGGTTTGACGAAGAATGGAAAGATATAGGTAATAAAGAATACCCAGTATATAGACCAACTAAAAGAATAACAAAAGATACACCTTTAACAGTTGATGAAATAGATAAGAACCAATTAAAACAACAGATTAAACTAAAACAAAAAATTAAAGGATCTCAAAATTTACCAGAATTTAAGAAAAAATAATCTATATTATATTATATATATGTCATCAAAAATACAATGGGGGAATATTATATTAAGAGTTCCTATAAAGTTAGAGTATGAAACACCTACAGGATTAATTAAAGAGGGACCTGCAATCACTGCTAAAGCTAACTTATCAACTAGAAATAAAAAGAAATCTATAACTATAATAGCTGATGATGATATTAAAACGCCTTCTGTATCTGTTTTAAAAAACGAATTAAAAGGAAAACGTAAAGATAATGACGAAATTACAAAAATAAGAGATAGGCTGAAAAATGATATCAAAAAATTAAAAGATGATAAGTTAATTAATAAAGATGAATTCAAAGATTTAAATGATAGTCTTAAAAGTGGTTTAGATTTATATAAGAAAAATAATGATGATGCAGAATTGAAAGTTTTAAAAAGTAAAATAGATTATACGAGAGGTATTACTTATGTTTTTAGGGGTAGAGTAGATAAACAAGATTATAGACGAGATAGTATTATAAATCAGTTAAGTGGAAAATATGATGAATATAAAAGTAATATATCAGTTAAACCTGTTGAAGAGAAGATTGTTGAAGAGAAAATAATTAAACCTATTAAAAAGAAAGTTATTGAAAAGAAAGTAGTTAAACCTGTTGATAAAAAAGTTGTTGAAAAGAAAGCAGTTAAACCTATTGAAGAATCTAAAAGCAATGAAGATATTTTATATAATCAATATAAATCACGATTAGATATATTAAGAAAAGAAAATTATATTAGTCAAAGTGGTTATAATGATAGACTAGAAGATTTAAAAGATGCAATAGATATTATGCCTTTTGATAATAGATATATTAAGGATATTGAAAAATTTATTAATATTAAAGAGCAAGAATTAAAGGCATTCAAAAAATAGATTTTTTAATATAAAACATTTAAAAAATATCTAGTATTATATATATAGATGATTGTTAAACATATTGATAAAGAAGGTAATATTAAAATATATGAGTATGAAGATAAATATGATCATAAAAAATATTATGAAAATTATAAAAATAATACTAAGGGTGGGAGGGTAGTTTGTGATATTTGTAATGCAAAAGTTTTAAATTTATATCTAGAAAAACATAAACGAAGTAAGAGATGCATAACTTATAACAATTAAAGACATATTTTTATAAAAAATATATGAAAAAAGTTGTTTATAAACATTCACAAAGATTTCAACCACGGGATACAATTACAGTTTATAATTATAATTATGATTATGATTATAACTATAGAGATAGATATGGAACAATGATTTGTCCAATTTGTAATTCAGAAGTTTTTGTTTCTACTTTTGAATCATATCATTTAAAAACTAAGAAATGCAGAAATACAGCTAACTTATAATAAGTTATTAAAATTATTTAAAAATATTTTTTTAAAAAAGTTTAGATTTAAAAAAATATCTAGTTTAATATATATAATATAAAAATGTTTGGTCTTAAATTTAACCTTCGTGATAGTCAACTTAATAATCTTGTATGCACTGAAAAAGTTAATATGAAAACTTTAGATTTATTAATTAATTCTACATTATTAAAGCAGACATTTAGAAACCCGTATGTTAAATATGAAAATGAGAAACAACAATTGGAAAAATATAATAGATTATTTGAAATTCAAAAAGATAATGAAGATATAGGTATTGCTGACATTTTTTACACTAGAAGATATAATATAGGTCGAGTGAATCCTATTAAATCATTAGGGTTACATTGTATTAGAAGAGAAATTAGGCATACACTAGCTCGTGATTTTTATAAGGATATTGATATAGTAAATGCGCACTGTGTAATATTGGAGCAAATATGTAATATGAATAATATTAATACAAAATATTTGAAAAAGTATAATGCTAATAGAGATACTATTATTAAAGATTTAATGGCTTATTATAATTTACCAAAAGATAATATTAAAAACTTATTTATTAGATTATTATATCTTGGTGATGTTGAATATTGGGCTAAAGATAATGATATTAATAAAGAAGAAGAACACGATCAATTTATTCTTAAATATAGTAAAGAATTAAAAAAGATAGGCGAGATTATCTATAAAAAGAATAAGCATCTAGTTAAAGATGTTAAAAAAGATGATGTTGATGAAGATGTTGATAACTGGGGAGATAATAGTAGTAAAGAGATGCGTCGTGTTGTTGCTTATGTTTTACAAGAGATTGAGTGTCAATGTCTAGAGTTAGTCTATTCATATTGTGTAGAAAATAAAATTATTTCTTTTGAGAAACCATCATCTGTATTATGTAATGATGGTTTAATGATTGAAAATGAATCTTTAGAGGTTATTAATGAACAAGAACTACTAAATACTTTCTCTAAAATCATTAAAGATAAATTAGGCTTAGATTTAAAATTTATTATTAAAGAATTTAATCAAGGTTATAGCATTGAAGAGCTAGAAAATTCACAATTTGTTAGTATTAATCCTGATACATTTAATCAAAGTAGAATGGCTGAAATATTTTATAATTCTTATAAAAATAAGTATATGTTTTGTGAGCATTTAGGATGGTATGAGCTATTAGATAGTAATATTTTACATAATAGTAGAACTAATTATCCTATTAGTTTCTCTAAATTAATACCAAAATGTATCGATTATCACGCATACAAAATAATCGATAAGAATAATGATAGAATTATAGATTGTCATAAACAAATTAATTTAATTAAAAAAGATAATCAAAAAGATAAAGATGAAAAAGAAAGAGATATTAGAAATTCAGAAGAAATTATTAAATCTCTTAATACTTTAAATAAACAACTTTTAAACATTATTCAAAAAGTTGGCAATTCATCATTTATTAGTGGAGTGTCTGAAATGATGAGAGAGAAATATTATGTTAAAGATATTAGCGAAAAAATTGATTCAAATATTAAATTACTTGCTTTTGATAATTTTGTTTATGATTATGAATTAGAGAAATTTAGATGTATTAGACCTAATGATTATATTAGTATTACGACTGGATATAATCTTAAATGTAAAACTTTTAGAGATTCAAAGGGTTATATCTCTACAATAGAACCAATAAGAAATAATGAAATAAAACAAGATATTGATATTGTTATTAGTTCATTATTTTCATCAGTTGAAATGAAAAATTACTTTATGGCTTCATTATCTAAATCATTATTTTCTAATGATGCAGAAAGTTTATATATTTGGTTAGGTTCTGGTGGTAATGGTAAGGGGTTAGTGTCTACATTATTAGAAAAGACACTAGGGAAATATTACTATACTTGCGGTAACACTTTCTTAACTTCTAAAACTAAGAGTTCAACAGAGTCAAACAGTACATTAGTAAATCTTAAAGGGGTTCGTATTGCTTCAGTATCCGAGCCTGATGATGGCGCCGGTGATGGTGGCACTTTTAATATTGGATTAGTTAAAAGTTTAACTGGGAAGGATTCAATAACAGCTCGTGATTTATTTAAATCAAATATTACATTTAAACCACAATTTAACTTATTTTTACAATGTAATAAACTACCAAAAATTAATAATACAGATGATGGTATCTCTAGAAGATTAAAAATAGTTGATTTTCCTTATTCATTTGTTGATAATCCAACTCGTGAACATCATAAGCAAATAGATAGAAGCCTTAAAAATAGATTTAATCAAGATTATTATAATGAATTTATTTTAATGCTTATTGATGAGTCGCTTAAATGGAAAAATAAAGATATCCCTACACCTCAAATTATTCAAGAAAATGTTAATAGTTATATTCAAGATAATGACCCCCTAGCTTTATGGTTTAATGCTTATATTAATATTACAAAAGATAAAAATGATAAATTTAAAGTATCAGAATTACAGAAACATTATGTTTCTAAATACGATAATCAAATGACCCCTAAAAAGTTTAATGAATATCTTAAACCTCATTTATATCGTAATAATTTAGAAATTAAAATTAATAAGGGTTATAATTATGTTTACGGTGTTTCCATCAATAAAGATGATGATGATGTTACAACTGAAGATTGTTTAGATGTATAATCA